TCTACAACAGGTTTGGTCTTGCACTACAAGGTGCAGGTAAAGACGGGGCAGACTTAATCAAAGTTACTAAGGCTATTTCAAAGGCTGTTACTATCTCTAGTGCAAGCCCTGAGTCAGCCCGTTCTGCTATCGTTCAGCTTGGTCAAGGTTTAGCCTCTGGTCAGTTGCGTGGACAAGAACTAAACTCAGTACTTGAGCAAACACCTAGAATTGCTCAGGCAATTGCTAAACAAATGAAAATACCCTTTGGTAAGTTAAGGGAGGCTGCTGAACAGGGCCTACTAACTACTGACAAAGTATTCCAAGCCCTGCTAGATGACGCTGGGGCCATTGACAAGCAGTTCCTCCTGATAAAGGCAACCACCGGAAGTCTTGGCATCGTCATGAAAGACGAGTTTACAAGGGCTGTTAGTGAACTTGACAAGATAATAGGCGTTTCTAGTTTTGTAAAGTCAACTATAATTGATCTTACAGTTCTTTTTAGAGCCTTAGCAGACAATATTGGCGACTTTGCTATTCTGACTAAATTATTTTTTAGTGACCTTTATGTAAATCTTATTGTGTTCAAGGCCAACTTTAGAGAGGGCCTAAAAGAAATATTTGCCAATCCCGCAGAAAGCGTTACTCAGCTTATAAAGGATATTGGTAAGGCAGCAGATGACGCCATAAGAGGTGTCTTTGGTGGACCAAAAGTCCAGATAGTAGGTGCAACCGCAGCTGTAAGTATCTCAAAAGAGGCTTCCTTTGATCAGATAGCTACCTCTATATTAAAAACTTTTGCGGCCATATCGGCAGCTATTCAAAATATTTACAACGTGGCAACAGGGGCTAGTGGCTGGGACTCTAGTTTAAAAGCCATAACTACAAGTTCTTATCTAGCCAAGCTAGAACCAACAAAACTAAAGCTAACTACTTTTGCAAGTGACTTTAGTAACTCTTTCTCTGTTGCAGCAGGTATTATCAAAAGAAGCGTAGATCAAATTATAGAAGATCTAACTAGCCTTAGTCTTCAAGACGATGCTACAATAGATGTTGAGATTAATACTGAAAAACTTAAAGGTATAGTGCTTGGTGTTTCCTCAATAGAGGTAGCTAAGTTTAAGATACAGGATATTGATTTTGTTGGAACACTCCAAGCATCAATCGATAAGTTTAGAATAGTTAGTCTTACAGACGATCAAGGCGCAATTGTTGAAAAGAAACTATCTATCATTGATGCAGCTGTTGTTAGGATTAAAACACTATTTGATACAATTACTAACTTCTCTAAAGATTTAGTGGCCACAAATGAGACCATACAGAGGGCTATTTACAAAACAACCACTATATCGTTGCTACCCGAAGACAGATCTCAGACCATAACTGAAAATAGATTCCAACCAATTATTGACTTTGTCACTGAGCTCTCAGATATTGCTTTAAAGTTTGCTAAGATAAAAGTAAAAGCTGCTGCTGGAATTGGCGACACTGCATTAACAGCCCTGCAAGAAGGCGGTTTCGCAGCCAAAGGCTTTATTGATAAAGTGATTGAGTCAAAGGACGCTTTAGGTGTTGCTTTAGGCGCTGCCATCTTTGCTGGTTTCAAAATAGGCTTTGGAAAGACAGCCCTACTTATTGGTGCTGTTACCTTTGCACCTGAAATACTAAATAGCTCAGCTTTTCAAGCAAGCTTAGAATCTGCAGGTAAGGGTGTTGGCGAAATCATTTCCGGACTTTTTGACGGAGACGGTGATTACGGCGCAGAGCTTGCTAAAGGTCTTGGAGAATCTTTCAAGGCCCTTGGTAGAGGACTAGCCAAAGGTCTCTTTGGAGAGGAGTTTGAAGACGAATCTCATAATCAAATCATCGGTGCAGTTACTGCTGCAATTGGTGCAATAGCCCTTCTAAGCCCCCTCAGAAAGCTTGCGATAATTGCTGGCAAGTCTTTAGGTGCCAGTATTGCTATTGGTATGGGAGCTAACCTTGGCATGGGGGGCATTGCAGGCTCCTTGTTTGGCGGGAACAGCGGTGGTAAAAAGGGCGGAAAAGGCCCTGCAAACAAAAACAAACCCTCTGTAATAAGAATGCCAAACGGAAGCTTTGGAGCTATACCTCCTAGTGCAATGAAACAGTTCAAAGGTTTTGGTGCGTCAGCTGGTAGAGTATTTGGTACTGGCTTCTCTATAGCAATGAACGCCGCTCTAATTAGCACGCTCGCTGACCTAGCAATACCAGACGAGTCATTTGATGGTTGGGGTGCTTACCTCGATGAAGCCCTCTTAGGTATGTTCCTTGCCTATCAGCTAACACCCGCCGCTATAGCCGCCATTACTTTTGCTATGAGTCCAGTTGGTTTAGCAGTTGCAGGCGGAATTGCTGCAGGAATAGCTGCCTATGGTTTGTCTAGCTTTATTGCAAACGCAATAAGGGGTGAGGCTGTTGATGCCATCCAGAAGGAGAAAGCAATACAAGCTGGTGCAATTAACAGTGGACTACTGACTGATGAGGAAATAGTAGAGGGCGCTGTCAGATCGACCTCTCTAAATAAAAATGAGACTACAAGGTATACTAGTAATTTCAGTACAAGACTTAAAGAGGGTGACGCCGTTGCAATGGCTCAACTAGAGTCACGTATCAACGCTGTAGTGACATCTCTTGCAGCCATTAGAGGGCTCAACCTTGATGGAACCGATAGACAACTGGAAGCTAACCGTAAGGCAGCTGCTTCTCTTGTTAATGAGATAGACATTATACAAGACCTTCCAACAGTAACAGACACACAGTTAGAGCAGTTAAATAAGCTAGAAGATGCAATGTTACGCATTCAACAGATTAACTTAGAAAAACTAGGCTTACCAAGAGATCTAAGGCTTGATGCTAGAATTAGTTCAAGGGCTCCTATTAATAATGGTCTTGCCACAGGTGGTTTTGTCTCTGGGCCAGGTGGCCCTACTTCAGACAGTATCCCTGCAATGCTATCTAACGGTGAGTATGTAATTAATGCTGCGTCCACAAGAAAATTTGGACCCATGCTTAACGACATAAACGCTGGTAATATGCCCGGTTATAAGCTTGGCGGTAAGATCGGTGCTGCAGTCGGAGGAACATCACAAGACTCAGGAATGGGTAAAATATTGTCTGACATCTCAGGCTATGATAACCCGAAAAGACTAGCAGGTTGGTTAGGTGGTTTGTTAACCTCAGACCCAGCAAAGTTTGTTGGTTCGATGGGATCGGACCTGAACAACTGGGCCTCTGAAATGTTTAACTCTGAGGTGCCTACTGGAAGACTTGGGAACTTGTTCTCAGGCAAGGCGGATGAGAGCGTATATGGCTTCTTAGGTGATGTCTTAGGTAGTACACTAGAGAGCATAATAGTCGGTATGGGGTTAGCACAACTACCCGGTATTGGACCTTTGCTTGGGATGATAAGTACTAGTTCCGATCTTCTTCTACAACCATTACAGGGCTATGTTAAGTTCATGCGTCAGAGCCAACAGCTTAATACTGGTTTTGGCCCACTAGACAATGTACTGGACGCATTCACAGAAACAAAGACTACCGGGGACATAAGAGAGCTATTCACTTCTGGTCCAAAACAACTAATTGGTTCTGCCAAAGATTTGTTTAACAGTGGCGTTGGCTCTGTTGCTAAGTTCTTTAAGAACACAGATCCTACAGACTCAATGGACTACACTAAGATTGCTGGTTTTGGCAATGGTGGTCCAGTCGGGGACTATAACAAGAAATTACAGTCAGTAATAGATGGACATACATCTAGTACAGAATCAGCCTTTGACTCTCTCCCAGGTGATAGTGATCTTGATGTCACTGAATATATGCAGCCAAGGAATATCCCCGGATTGGGCTACGTTGGGGAAGGGTATGCCCAAGCAGGATTTTGGCCATCTTTCCTGTCAAAGGAAGACTACCCATTGATAGGTCCATTCATGCAGGGAAATCTTGCAACGAGAAGTCTCTACTCCCCGGATGCAGAAGACCCTATAGGTTATATGCAAAATAGTTTTGGGCTTACAATGCACGAATTTGGTCATGCAGATGACTTTCTTAGAATTGCAGGTAAGCATAGAGGTCTTGAACCGAATAAATCTGGGGAGGCTACTAATAAAGATTGGTTAGAGTACGTAAACAACAAAAGGTTAGTTGCTGAAACTTATGCCAACAACTTTGGTTTTAAATTCTTAGACCAAAATAACATACCTCGTGAACCAATGCAAGCCCTTTCCCAAACAGGCTATATAATGCAGGATATTGAGAAGGGTAGGAACTCTCTCTTTTCTAATAAAAACTTTCCAAGTCCCGAGGCCTTTGCAGCTTTAGAGGCCGCAAACATCAACAGTATTTCTGACCTGTATTCAAAAGAAGGGGCCTTTACTGCGGGACTCCATGAGCGTGGGAAAGGGTTTGACGAGTTGCCCGATAAGGATAGATTAAGAACTTACACATCTAGTTTCAAGGGCAAAGTCGGAAGTCTAGAAGACAATAACGTAGGTTTTCTTAGTAACTTCTCTAAGCTTCTGGAGCATTTTGGAGAAGGCAAGAAGCCTTCTTTCCTTGAGAGGAACACCCCAAGTTGGAGTTCTACAAAAGAAATGATGAGAGGACTTACTGACCTAGTTCCAGCCTTTGCCACGGGTGGTTTTGTTTCTGGCCCCGGTGGACCTACTGAAGATAAGATACCCGCCATGCTATCAAATGGTGAGTATGTAATTAAACAGGCTGCTGCTCGTAAAATTGGGTATGGCAATCTAGATAAGTTAAACTCTGGAGTCCTTCCGGGCTTTGACAAGGGTGGTGTAGCTGGCCAAATCAGGGAGAGTATCAAGGGGTATGAAACTCGTCTAAAAATGCCTCACCTCACTGCTA